CAGGTAAATGATGTACTGCGCGAGCGGGTCGGCGATTTTCCAGGTAGATGTAAAGTTCATAAGCAAATTCTCACCACTGCGGAAGGCGGTTATACGGGAACAAAGGATGCAAGCGCGGAGGCGCGAAGCCAGCCGATATTGGGATTACAAAGGTCGACAAGGAGCGACAGAAGCGCGACGAGAACGATGCACACCAGAACGCCGATCAAGATATCCTTGCGCCGAGCCTCGACGGACTTCTGGCGGATGATCTGTTCCTGCTTGGAAAGGATCGCGTTGGCATGCTTGAGCCGCAGCTCAAGCTCGGCGATGCGCGGCATTTTATCCGGCTGGTCCAGCAGCACGGCGCTGTCCGTGTCCATCGCGTCCGCAATCCGGTGCAGAGCGGACGAAGGGACGTCGCAGCCACGCTCATAGCGCGAGAGGCTAGCGACGGAAACGCCGGAGGCGTCGGACAGCTCGTTCAGCGTCATGCCGCGAGACAAACGCTCTGAACGGATGCGATTTTCACAGGTTTCCAAGGTTTCCACGATCCTTTCCAAAAATGAGAATCCAGAAAATGCGGATTTCTCAAAAAATCTCATAAATTCTCATAACTGGTAGTTGCTGAAAACGAAAAACAGGCCTACGCTGGAAGCGCAAGGACGGCTCCCGGTCGCCTGCGCAAGCAAAAGCCCGCGCCGTTGTTCGGCCAGCGGCGCGGGCGACATCTCAAAAACCAAGCGCGTACATGAGGCCGGGGATGACGCGGACGAACAGGAAGCAGCCAGCACAAAGTGCAAGGGCAATGACGATGATAACTTTCCGGACTCTGCGGGGACCAGCGACGGCGGACTCGTATTCCTCAGGCGTCATGCCATCCGTGTACTCATCGTAGAGCGGGCGCCCGGCGTCGTCTGTGAACTTGTTATCATAGATTCGGCAAAAATCAACCAGCGTGCCAATGCCCCAAAAGCCGAGCGTAAAGAGCCAAAGAAGCCCCGTCCAGATCTTGCCGACATAAAACCGATGTGCACCGAAGCCGCCGAGGAAGATACAGAGCAGCAGCGCAGTCGAGCGCTTCTTCTGCGCGGGCTGGCGGGGCTCCCGCGCGCGGGACTCGGCCTTCGCCTGGTCGCGGATGTAATTCACGGTCCCGCAGCCGCAGTACGGGCAGATCAGAGCCTCATCGTCGATCTCCCTGCCGCATTTGTTACAGTACATAAAACCTCCTACGGATCACAATCCTTGCACGGCGTGTACAACGCGGCGGCCTCTTCACGCGAGCCGGTGAAGCTGCCGCGGTTCTCGGGGTTCATCTGGTCGACGTGCGAGCAGCCGGGAAGATGGAAAACGCCGCTGGACTTGTTGTAGATATACGTGTGGATGCTGTCGCCGGTCGCACCGGAGATGGCCGGAGCCTCTGCGGGAAGCGTGCCAGGGAGGAACGAAACAAAATCGCCGACGATCGGGTCAAGCGGCTCCACATCGAGCGGGTCACCGCCGATGCTAGCGTAATACTCGGCCTGCGCCTCGGCCTGTTCCACGTCTGTATATTCCGCGCTGCCGGTAAAGGCCGGATCCGCGGCGGGAAGCACAGCGGCGTCGGCCGCCGCGCGAAGCTCTGCGGGCGAAGATTTGTAAGAGCGGGCGGCGGAGATCGTGTCCGCCAGACGGAGCAGCCCGACCCAGCCGACAAAGGCCAGCACACAGCAGACCAGCACAAGCAGAACCCTGCGCCATGTCTGTTTCATGGCAAAACCTCCAGTTTGATATGTAAATTTTTGTAGACTCTCATAATTGTAATTAACGAACGTATGTTCTAATATAATCATGCGAGTCAGGAAAAGGAATCTACACATATTGTAAGCCACCGCCGAGGAAAGCACAACCGGGAAAGTGAACAAAAAATGAACGGTCTTTTTGTGGAAGAATGGGGGAACGGATAGAATGACGCGAAGTTTTTACCTGCAGGACATCCGCCGCATGCTGCGGATTGCGACGACGGAACAACTCGATCTGGTCTGGCGCTTCCTGCGCGGACTGGTCGCATAGAGAAAAAAGAGCCAAGGGCGGTCATCCGTCCTCGGCCATTTTTTTTGCGATCTCGGCGAGCAGCTGCCATTCGTCAACGCTGAGCTTGCTGATGATCGATACAAACCGCTTGCGCGGCGAGTCGTCCGGGTCGTGCATGACGACGCCCATGAACTCGGCGATCTCCTGGTTCCGCGTCAGCTTCTGTTTCATCTCGCCCTCGCCAGTGCGGAGCCAGTCCTCATTCACGTTAAACTCCCGGCAGATCAGCTTGATGAACGGCTCATTGGGGCTTGTTTTCTCGCCCTCGAGGTTTGTGATCACGCCGCGGGTCGTGCCGAGACGTTCGGCAAAGTCGGTCTGAGAGAGTCCGGAAGATCTGCGGATCTCTTTGATTCGCTCGTTGATGGTCATTGAAATCACCTCATGACTATATTATACACGCGATGAATGTATTGTCAATACAAAAATATGCAAAATATTTCGCAAACATGTATTGACAAAACATCAGAATGGTGGTACAGTGTAGTCACAATACAAAACACGGAAATAAAGTGTTGCGACAACGCGAGGTGAGAACAATGTCCGAGAAGGAAAAGCAGGTCATGGACTACCTGAAAAAACAGTCCGGGAATCTGACCGACGAACAGCTCCAGCGCCTGAGCGATATCGCCTACGGCATGATGCTGGCGCAGGAGAGCAAGAAGGAGCAGGACAAACAGACTGCGTAAAGCTGTAAAACCTGGAAAAACTAACGCCGGAAGGAGGCTGAACCATGCGAAAACCGTATGACCCGATCGCGGACGAAGAGCCGCACATCGTGGCCGAGTATCATTTTCCAAACTGCACGGCGTATATCGCGGACAACTACCTGCGACGCCTGACGCCGGAGCAGAAAGAGGCCAACCGGCAGGCCGCCCGCCGCGTGGCGTGGCAGATCCTCGAGCGGGCCGCAGCCGAAGGGCGTCTGCCCACGGCCAGCAATTAAACGCGCCGCAAGGCGCGTACATAGGAGTCGATATTATGGCAAACGTCAAGAGATAAACCCTGACGCTGGATGCGCAGGAGCTGCACGATCTGATCGAGGCGGCGCTGGTCTGCGAGTGCCAGGCGGCGCAGATCATAAACGGGCTGAAGCGCAAGGGGCTTGACCTGGACGCGCAGAAGCTTGTTACACAAAACGCCCGTCTGTCGCGGCTCGTCAGGCGGATGCAGGAGACGAAGGAGGAAAGAGCATGAGAACAAATCTTGCAGAACGGCTCGGGTATGAGCCGGAGGAAGAGACCAGGGAGCGGCAGGAGCGACTGCTGGAGGAGCTGCGGTACCGGGAGGCCATGCGGCGAGTGGCGAAGACCTGCTGCGTGTGGTTGGGCGGCGCGGCCTTTGTGCTGGCGGTGATCGCCGGGTATGCAGAGATGACCGACGCATGCGTCGCGACCGGCGCGATCGCGCTGGGCCTGACCACCTACGGGATCCTGTGATGGACGAATCCAAGATCATAGTCGAGCTCCGGCCGGATCAGCTGGCAGACATCATCGACGCCGTTCTGGCTTTTGCCGATGACTGCGCCAACGACCGGGAGATCCTGCAGAGCATGCCGCGCGTCGACCAGGACACGGTCGAAGACCTTCTGCAGCGCGAGACGGCGCTGCAAACGCTCGCGGCATGGCTGCAGCACGTACAGGAGGAAGCGGAGTGAATTATTTTGCGCCGCGCATGCGGCCCATCCCGCCGCGCATGCGGCCCATCCCGCCGCCATGCGGCCGGAACTGCCCGGACCGAAGCGGCACATGCCGCGCCGGGTGCTGCACCTGGACGCTCTACGAGAGCATCCGGAACCACATCTACGATGTAAACCACCGCGACAGGGACAGCCTGCAGCCCGATCTTGCAGCGGGAAAGCAGATGGTCCATGCCGGCAACCAGATAAGGAGGCGCAAACACATTGCGAAATAGTATCGATTACCCCGGCGAGCGGGCGCCGCGGCGCCCCGCCGTGATCGCACAGGCCGGATATACCGGACAGAACCACTTTTCCGTTACATATGGAGACCAGAAAGTAACCGTCCGCGCCGAGGATGGCTATGCGGCCCTTTTCACCGCAGCCAAACACTGGGGCTATAAATTCACCCGCCCGGAGTACCATCAGAACGCACGCGCGACCAAGCTCCACTACACGCCGGACACCCGGCCGGGGGCGCTGGTATGAGGTTCGTGTGTGACGCCTGTCAGGATATCACGAACATCGAGGCCGACCGGATGGAGATCCAGGGCGAGAAGCTGATGGTGTACAGCCGCGGGCGGCTGGTCTACGTTGCGGATCTGGGGCAGATCATGCTGGCCAAGCTTACGCCGGGGAGGGAGGAGGCAAGATGATCGCCCGCGTATTCCCGCGTAAAACGGCCATGTCGCCGACGGATGCGCTCGCATTCTTCGGCCCGCCGACAATCGAAAATATCGCCGACTGCATCAAGGCAGGCGTGACAGAGGTACATATCTCCGTAACGTTTACGTGGGATTTCGAAAAGGCCGAAGATCTGTACTACGCATGGCAGATCCTCGGCGTTCCGGTGGAGGTCGGCGGCCCGGCGTTTGATGATCGCATGGGAGACTTTACGCCCGGGCTGTATCTGCGGGACGGAATGATCTTCACCTCGCGCGGTTGCACAAAGGATTGTTGGTTCTGCTCCGTGCCGCGCTGCGCGCACGGGGAAATCAAAGAGCTGCCGATTGTGGATGGATGGAACATCCTTGATGATAACATTCTGGGAACGTCAGAAGCGCATTTTCGGTCGGTCTGTGAAATGCTCAAGAGACAGAAGCACCCGGCGATCTTTACGGGCGGCTTAGAACCGGCACTGCTGCAACAATGGCAAGCGGACCTTCTGTATGAAGTAAAACCGGCGCGTCTATACACGGCATATGACACTCGTGACGATCTGGAACCGCTGGTAGAGATGGGCAAGAAGCTGCGGTCGGCAGGATTTCGCCCAGCGAGCCACACTATGTGCTGCTATGTGCTGTGCGGCTACGACGGAGATAGTTTTGAGGATGCTGAAAAGCGCCTGACGCAGACCATGCAAGCGGGATTTGTGCCGTATGCCATGCTGTTTCGCGGAGAGAACGGAAAGTACGATTTTGAATGGCGGAGATTCCAGCGCGAATGGTGCCGCCCGATTATCACTGGGAAAAAGTTCAACGAATTTTGGAAGGAGACGACATGACAGAAAAGGAAATCGTGCAGGCGCTGCGTATCTGCGCGACGCATATAGAGAAGGGTTGCGGGCTTTGTCCACAAATGAAGTATGTGCGTTGCACGGAGCGGCTGGCGGATGAAGCTATCACCATGATCGAGCGCCTGACCGCCGAGAATGTGGTACTCCCGGATGGGCAAGCGAGCGCGATTGAATCGCTTCGCAAGGAAATCGAGTGGAAGGACATGGTGATTGCCCTCGCACAGAGAAAGCAGGCGGAGGCAGAAGCCGAGAGGGACGCGCTGCTTGAGCAGATAAAAGCGCGTCGCTCGTGTCTGGATTGTAAGCATTTCGACTACTGCGAATTTGATGATGCGACTGTTATCGACTGCATGAGCTGTGTGACGAAAAATTGTCCATGTCACCAATGCAGCAATTCCAGCCGCTGGGAATGGCGCGGATTACAGGAAGCGCCGGAGGAAGGAGACAAGGCATGAGTAAAGCTGTACTGATCAGCATCCGCCCTGAGTGGGCTCGGAAGATCCTGAACGGGAGTAAAACGGTCGAAATCCGCAAGACCGCGCCGAAGTGCGGTGTGCCGTTTAAGTGCTATATCTACTGTACCGTAGGCGGAAAGGGGGCGCTCATGGTGAAAGCCAACGCAGTGGCGCCGGCTATTACGGCGGAATCGGCCTATGAGCGCGAACAGGCGGAGGCGTTTGGATATGAGGCCGCCAACGGGAAAGTCGTTGCGGAATTTACTTGCAATAAGATCGGCACGGTCTACCCGCTTTGCATGATCCCCAAATGGGCGACGGTGGATGCCTGCCTCACCCGCGAGGACATATACAAGTATCTGGGCACGGAGCACGGATACGGCATGCAGATCGATGATCTTAAAATTTACGATACCCCGCGCGAACTGCGGGAATTTTACGCTGTGCCAAATGAGGTAGAGGTAGCGCTCAAGGTAAAACCCAAGCCAATCACCCGCCCGCCGCAGAGCTGGCGGTATGTGGAGGAATTGCCGTGAAGGTTTACATAGCCGGTAAAATCACCGGAGATCCGGGGTATCGGGATAAATTTGCAGCGGCAGAAATACAGCTGGGCCGGCAGGGGCACGCGGTGCTCAATCCTGCCGAGCTGCCGGGGGGCATGAGCCGAGAGGATTACATGCGGATCTGCTTTACGATGATCGACGTGGCGGACGCGGTTGTTTTCCTGCCGGACGCAGCGGAAAGCGCAGGCGCGAGGCTGGAAATGGCATACTGCGAATACATCGAGAAGGAGTATGAGACATGGAACGATTGACAAGTCCTAATATCAACGTAGACCCGGGCACCGACCGATTTCTGCACGCCACGATCGGCGGCAAGGAAATCGACTGGAAGCAGTGCCGGGACATCACGCTCGACGTGCTGATCAACGGCCCAACGAGCAACGGCTTTGGAAAGGATATTTTCCGCAAGATGGCCCGCGATCTGTACGGACGGCTGAAAGCCTACGAGGACATTGCCGAGCTGTGCGGCGGGTTTGACCGCCGCCGCGAGCTTGCCGAGGCCGACAAGGACGTGCGCGTGGTGGTGCCGCCGTGTAAGGTGGGCGATGTTGTGTACGGATTCCACAATAATAAACAGACCATATTGCCGATGGTGGCAAAATGGATCGAAACGAACGCTGACGGATGGACCGTTGCAGCACAATACGCTCCAATGGTGCCAGAGTTTTTTCAGTTTTCTGATTTTGGCAAAACCGTATTTTTGACCCACGCTGAAGCAGAGCGGGCTTTGCAGAAAATGGAGGGCAAGCCATGACCAGAAAACGCGCAAGAAAGATCCTCATGTCTATCGGCACAAGCCGGAACCATGCAAACTGGGGGCTGACGGCAAAGCCGCGCTGGAAGACAAACGCCGGTGTGGTAGAGGATACGCTGACGATCGCCATGTATGCGAAGCTGCTGCGGAAGAAAATGGACGAGGGCGGAATAACGAAGGAATCTGCATTCCATGCGGGAGAGATGAAGGCAAGTGAACTTTGGTTGAGGGAGGTAAACCATGCCTGAAGAATTTATCAGCAGAACCGAGGCGCTGAAAGACTTTGAATCCTGCCACGCGGAAAATCCGTACTGGACGCCTCAGCGGGTGAAAACGCTCCTGATCCGCCAGCCCGCCGCCGACGTTGCGGAGGTGGTGAGGTGTGCAAGCTGTAAATATGTGAGGCCAACCGTTAATGCTCACACCGGGGAGCAGGTAGGAATCTGGTGCTGTTTACATGACGTCCTCAACGTCGGCCCGGATGACTATTGCAGTCGGGGCGAGAAGAAGGGCGCTACAGAATGAGCGGCCTGCGGTTTGAATCCATGGCGGACATGCCGCCGAGGATGAGGGAGCTGTATGCCAGGCAGCAGATCGACCTCTCAGGCGCTGCGGCGCCAGCTACCCTCCATGGGAAGACGAAGTACGGCAGCCGGAAGGATACGCGCGGCGAGCTGCGCTTCGCCAGCCGGAAGGAAGCCAGGCGCTATGACGAGCTGATGGTCATGCTGCGGGCCGGGATCATCTCCGACCTGCGGCTGCAGCCGCAATTCACGCTGCAGGAATCTTATGTGACAGAGACCGGGGAGCGGATCCGCGCGATCCGGTACACGGCGGACTTTTCGTACAAATTCGGCGGCAAGCTCGTCGTCGAAGATGTGAAGACCAAGCCGACGCGGACCAAGGAATATCTGCGGAACCGCAAATTCATGCGGTCCAAATTCGGGATCGAGATCCAGGAGGTATAACGTGCCAGAAAAAAACGAGAGCAGCCCGCGCGAGGCATGCGGGCTGCCGAAGCAGGGCAATGCCTGTCCGTATGCAAAGCTCGCGCCGGATCTTTGCGCGCGGTGCGGCTGGAACCCGGAGGAGCACGCGCGGCGGCAGGCGCTGCCGCTGACCGAGAACGCCGACGGGCTGCGGCACAAGGACATCAGCCAGCCCGAGGACTAAGACCAGCAATCAGCCGGGGGCCATATTTTTTCGGACTTTGGCCGTGGCCGCTCCGCCATGAGACGGCTGCGGGAGGATCACCCCGGCTTTGCACCCGGCCCGCGAAACCTCAAGCCCGCGGGCCGGGGATAAAAAGCGCGTGTGGAACGTGCGCGCGGATGGGAACCGTCAACGTTACCCCACGCCGGGTGTCGGGATCGCCCGGCGGCATCGTGTTACCTCCTTATGGAAAGCTGCCTGAGCAGACAAGGGCAGCTCGTCTGCGGCGACAGGGGGACGCGCAGGCGCAGGCGGTGCAAGCCCGCCCTGCATAGGGGCCGGGAGACCGGCCCCTGACGAAAGGAGAATGGAAATGTCACACGTAGTCGATCTGACGGGCACGGATTTTGGATATTTGCACGTCATCGGGCGGGATACCAGCAAAAAAGGAGACACGGCACACTGGATCTGCCGGTGTAAATGCGGGACCATCTGCAGCAAGGACGGCAGATACCTCCGGAACGGGCATGCAAAAAGCTGCGGCTGCTTCCGGAAAGAACGCGCGGCCACGCTCGTCACCAAGAAGAATCCAGCCAAAAAGCCAAAAGCCGAACCGAAGAAGAAAAAATTCGGCCGCGGCCCGCAGCGGGCAGGCTCCGGGATCTGCTACAACCCACTCTGCCCGACGCGCAACAACTACCGCGGCGCCTGGAGCTGTACCGAGTGCCGCTTCTGCCCGGAACGAAAATTTGCCCGCCAGTCGAGGCGGGAGATCATCACAATTTGAAGGGAGTATCAAAATGGCAGAGATCATGGGCGCGTTTGCGCACGACCTAGACAATTTTGTCGCATACTACGAAAAACAGCAATGGGATACCAGCTTCCGCGGCGAGCAATACCCGCCGCGCATCGTCATGGAGCAGTCCACGCCGCCGCTCTTCGCAGTGGGGGCGGACGGTGCAAAGACGCTGGTGCCTAATCCGACAATTCAGATTATTGGTCGACCGGAGACTGAGGTTGTTACGACCGGAAAACTGCAGATCAGCAAAAAGGATTTCACAAATCTGACCAACCGCGCCGCCGCTCTGCTGGAGCTGTTCCTGCACGGGTTTATGCAAGAGCGCAAGGAAATGGAGGCGGCACAGGGATGAGTAAGAAAGACAAGCGCCGGGAAGCGCTGCGGCTTGGCAAAAAGGACATGAGCTTTGCGGAGATCATGCAGGCAATAGGGGCGTGCAGGGCGGACGACTGCGACAAGTGCCTGCTGAACGGCGGCCCCATCGCAGGATGGTTCCCGGAGGATGTGCCGGACTGCTATACCGTGCTGCTTAAAAACGCGGAGAAGCAGCTGCGCCGCACCGGGAATTGGTGGCGCTGGGATGATATCTTCCGTGTCTACCGCTGCCCGGCCTGCGGCAGGCCGGAGAAGCCACATATCGAAGTCTGGAAAAATGGCGGCGTGAAGCACGTTTTGCCGCGCCGGTGCCAATACTGCCAAGCAACACTGGAAGGGATAGAAGGAGAAGAAAATGATCATTGAGATTTTGGAGCTTGCTGCTGCGCTGGAGTGGATCGCGCTGGGCGTGCTGGTGTTTTTCAAACTGCGGAGCCTGAAACGTCAGGAAGAAGTAGTGCTCGAGACGCTGGACGCCGCAGCCTGGAAAAGCATCAAACAAGAAGAGGAGGTCTGGCGCAAGAACACCCCGAACGAGATTAGGGCAGCGTTCGGCTTTCCACCGATAACGCCAACAGAATACACAGAAATGAAAATACGCGAGGAAACTGACCGCTGAACGCATGGCCGGAATTTCCGGCCACGCTTTGAGCGGGCAGAGAGGGGAGGAGCTGAGACTATGGCGAAGAGACACAAGCGCCGGAAGTTTTCCGGGAGGGTCTGCGAGCAGATCGTGTACACGGTGGCGGGCGGCACAGATCCGAAGACCAGCCGGCCGAAGAAGCCGCGGTTCCAGTCGCAGGAGGAACGCGAAGAATTCAACACCAGGATATCGGCTGCAAAGTTCGTGGCGCTGGTCAACGCCAACTTCTCCCCGTCGAGCTATTACTCCACACTCACGCTCGACCCCGAACATGAGGTACATACCGCGCAGGAAATGCGCCGGATCCGGGATAATTTCTACCGCCGAATGGTCTACCGGTATCCGGAGGCCAAGATCGTCATCGTCTACGGCAGGGGAAAATCGACAAGCCGCTTCCACCTGCACCTGATCACGGACGGCATTCCTGCCGATGAGCTCGGCAGGCTATGGGGCCTCGGCAGCGTCATCGACTGCAAACCGCTGCGGAAACACAACTATTACTTAGATGAAAACGGAAACAAGGTCGACCACGGGCAGGACTACACGGCGCTGGCCAACTATCTGCACGGCCACTGGCGCAAGGAGTTCGGCGGCCACCGGTACAAGGCCAGCCGCAGCTGCGTCCGGCCGGAGCCGGAGCCCGCGACCGAGGCGATCCGGGACTACAGCCCGACGCGCCCGCCAGTCGCTCCGCGCGGCTACATCCTCGTCGAGTCCAGAGCCACGCAGTATGGATTCCTATATTTCAAATATGTATGGGATCCCAAAAACGAGACACATAAGCGGACCGGGAGCCGCCTTCTTTAAACCTTGTAAATGTGTTGAGTTTTGCGACGAAGAAGGAAGGAGCTGAACAGATGTCGAAACCGAGATACTGGTGGTACGGAAATGTATGCCGCACCATCGGCGAATACCCGAAACTGAGCCGACAGGTTCGGGATATGAGCCGGCAGAAGATCACGCCGGGCTATTCCTCGCAGCCAGGCGGGCAATCCTCCGGCCGCGCCGTCGAGGACATTGCGGTGCGCGTTCTGTCCTCACGGGAGTACGAGGACTACACGGCGATCCAGTCCGCCATCAACACCGTGCAGACCTGGCGGGACGGCGGCGATGTGCTGGAGATCGTGCGACTGCATACGTGGATCTGGCCGCGCGAGAGTCTGGAGTCCGCTGCCCGGCGGGTGCATGTGAGCACATCCACGGCCAAGCGGATGTACAGCCGCTTTGTCTACGAGGCAGCGCGGGCAATGGGCTACCGCAAAAGTTGAGCTAACAGAGCCTAAAATCTGTGCTACAGTGATAGCGTGAAGAATTGGAGGGAACAGGATGCAGCCATGGGCCGCGAGCTTTTACGCGTCCGGGCGCTGGAAGAAATGCCGCGCCGGGTATATCAAGTTCCGCCGGACCATCGATGGCGGGCTGTGCGAAGAGTGCCGGGACAAGCCGGGCTACATCGTCCATCACAAGCGGGCGCTCACGCCAGACAACATCACCGACCCGGACGTCAGCCTGTCCTACTCCAACCTCGAGTTCGTCTGCAAGGACTGCCACGATCAGTTTGACGGGCACGGAGTCGCAAAATCTCTGACGCAAAAAATTTTCTTCGACGCCGCCGGAGACCCGATCCCCCCCGTCGCGCGAGGCCGGGGCGCCGGCTAGATCACCGCACGCCCTACCTCGGAAGAATACGCAGACTGTTCGCGAGGCCCCCCTGCTTTGAAGCGGCGATAAGTAATCCACGCGCACGCGTGAGCAGGAGGCAAAAATCACGCAAAAAGGAGGCGTTTTCTGTGGCGAATCAGCGTGAAAAGACCAAAGAACAGCGGATCCGCGCGGAGAAAGCGCGTCTGAAAAAGCTTTACCGGAATCTGCCGAAGGAAGCGGCCGGGACTGTCGCGGGCCTCATCGATCAGGCAGCCTTTATGCGCATCGAGTGCGAGGACATGGCGGACGACCTGCGGGAAAACGGCTGGACGGAGAAATTTCAGCAGTCGGAGCGACTGGAGCCATATGACCGCGCCCGGCCGATCGGGCAGGCGTACAACTCGACAAACGCGAACTACCAGAAGATCATCAAGCAGCTCACGGCGCTCCTGCCGAAGCCGGACACCGCGCAGAAGCAGGAGGACGACGGCTTTGCGAGTTTTGTCCGGGAGCGTGACGAGCTGTGACGCGCTATCCAGAAACGTACAATCCAATCCTCGAATACTGGGCCGCGATCCAGTCCGGACGTGAAACGGTGAGCCTCAAGGTGCAGAAGACCTACAGACATGTGGTCGCGCAGCTTGAAAACGCGGATTCCGAGTTTTATTATTCCCCGCGCCGGGCAAACCACGTCCTCGAATTTTTTGAAAACTACTGCCACCACTCCAAGGGCAAGGCGGGCGGCCAGCTCGTCCGGCTGGAGCTATGGGAAAAAGCGCTGCTCGCGACTGTCTTCGGGTTTATCGACATCGAGGGAAACCGCCAGTACCGAGAGGCCATCCTCATCGTCGGCAAGAAAAACGGCAAATCGCTGCTGGCCTCCGGCGTCGGACTGTATTTGCAGACGGCGGACGGTGAGGCTGGCCCGGAGGTCTACGCCGTGGCCACCAAGCGAGACCAGGCGAAGATCATCTGGCAGGAAGCAAAGCGGATGGTCAAGAAGTCCCCGGCGCTCTGCCGCCGGATGCGCAGTCTGGTCGCTGAGCTGGACAGCGATTTTAACGACGGCGTTTTCAAGCCGCTGGCCTCTGACAGTGACACCCTCGACGGCCTCAACATCCACGGGGCCATGATGGATGAGATCCACCAATGGAAGAGCGGGCGCGCCCTGTACGACATCATCGCCGACGGCGTGACGGCCCGTGAGCAGCCGCTGATCTTTATCACTTCCACCGCGGGCACCATTCGAGAAGACATCTACGACGAGAAATACGAAGAAGCCGAGCGCATCATCAACGGCTACGAAGATCCGGACGGGTACCACGACCCGCGCCGGATCGCGTTTATTTACGAGCTCGACAAGCGCAGCGAGTGGAATGACCCGTCCTGCTGGAAGAAAGCCAACCCCGGCATCGGGACGATCAAGAGCTACACGGCCCTCAAAGAGCGGGTCGAGCGGGCGGAGAAAAACCCGGCCCTCGTCCGCAACCTCGTCTGCAAGGATTTCAACATCCGCGAAACGTCCTCCGAAGCCTGGCTCAACTTTGAGCAGCTGGACAACCGCGACACCTTCCAGCTCGACAAGGAAAACCGCCGCCTGATCTGGCAGCACCACATGTCGGACGGCCAGACGCAGGAGCGTATCCTGTCCTACCCGCGCTACGGCATCGGCGGCGCGGATCTGTCCAAGACCACCGACCTGACGGCGGCAAAGGTCCTGTTCCAGGTGCCGGAGCTGCCGGAGATCCTGTTTGTGCTGCAGATGTACTGGCTGCCGCAGGACCTTTTGGAAAAGCGCGTCACGGAGGACAAGATCCCATACGACAAGTGGCATGAGCGAGGGCTGCTCCGACTGTCAGAGGGAAATAAGATCCGCTATGAGGACGTCAAAGCATGGTTCATCGAGGTACAGGAAGACCTCGATATTTTTATCCCCTTTATCGGGTATGATGCGTGGTCTGCGTCTTATTGGGTGGACAGCATGGCGGGCTATTTCGGGACCGAGGCCATGATCGCCGTGCATCAGGGTGTCAAGACCCTGTCCGAGCCCATGAAGCGCTGCGGGAACGACCTGGAATCCAAGCGCATTATTTACAACAACCACCCGATCGACAAGTGGAACCTCGCAAACACCGCCTACGACGAGGACAAAAACGGCAATATCCAGCCGCACAAGACGAGCAAGTCCACACGCCGTATTGACGGCACGGCGGCCCTGCTCGACGCCTACACGATCTACGATCAGAAGCAGGCGGAATACACCAGTATGCTCTAGGAGTGACAACATGGGATTTTTGAAAAACCTCCTGACGAATATCACGACGACCAAGCGCGTTTCGACCGTTCAGATGGTGCAGGAGCGCGGAAACGGATTTTACAGCTACAACGGCAAAATGTATCAGTCCGACATCGTCCGCGCCTGCATCCGGCCAAAGATCAAGGCCATCGGCAAGCTGACGGCCAAGCACATCCGGGAGACCATCACCGCCCAGACGCGGAAGATCGCCGTAAATCCGGAGCCGTACATCCGCTTCCTGCTCGAAGAGCCGAACCAATACATGACCGGCCAGATGCTGCAGGAAAAGCTGGCCGCACAGCTGGTCCTCAACAACAACGCCTTCGCGGTAATCCTCCGGGATGAAAACGGCCTGCCGAACGCCATTTTCCCGGTCGCGGCCATGCAGGCAGACGCTGTCTATGACGCGGGCGGAAATTTGTATCTGAAATTTTACATGCAGAACGGCAATGTGCTGACGTTTGCCTATGACGACATCATCCACCTGCGCGGGGATTTTTACGAGAACGACATCTTCGGCGATCCGATCGCCCCGGCTATCGTGCCGCTCATGGAGATCGTAACGACGACGGATCAGGGCATCGTAAAGGCCATCCGGAATAGCGCCGTCATCCGCTGGCTTTTGATGTTCGCATCCTCCGTGCGCGCGGAGGATATCAAGAAGCGCGCGCAGGACTTTGCCGACAGCTTCCTCAATGTTTCCAACGGCACGGGCGTCGCGGCCGTCGACGCAAAGGCCGAGGCCAAGCAGATCGACCCCAAGGATTACGTCCCGAACGCCGCCCAGATGGATAAGACCACGCAGCGCATCTATGCCCTGTTCAATACCAACCCGCACATCGTCACATCCATTGCGACGGAGGATGAGCAGAACGCCTATTTTGACGCCGAGATCGAGCCGGTGCTGAAGCAGCTCAGCGGCGAGTACACCCGCAAGCTCTTCTCCCGTCGCGAGCGTGGCTGCGGCAACCGCATCGTCTTTGAGGCGTCCGCGTGGGACTTTGCGTCGACCTCGACCAAGCTCAACCTCCTGCAGATGGTCGACCGCGGCGCGCTGACGCCGAACGAATGGCGTCGCGCCTTTAACCTCGCGCCGGTCGACGGCGGGGACAAGCCGATCCGCAGGCTGGACACGCAGCCGGTCGACCGGAACACCACGCAGAAAGGAGATGAAACCACATGAAGATCAGCATTCGCGGGCCCATCGTGTCCAGCAATCAGCACCGCTTTTATCAGTGGTACGGCATGGAGGCGACGAGCCCTAAATCCGTAGCCGACGCGCTTGCATCCGGAAACGGTGAGCGGGCAGAGGTCGAGATCAATTCCGGCGGCGGCGAGATCTTCGCCGCGAGCGAGATCTATACAGCCCTGCGCAGCTACGCCGGCGGCGTCCACATCCGCATCGTAGGCCTTGCGGCCTCGGCCGCGTCCATCATCGCCATGGCGGGCGAGTCGGAAATGACGCCGACCGGCATGATGATGATCCACAACGTCCAGTCCAGCACAGACGGCGACTACCGCCAAATGGAGCACACTGCCGGTGTCCTGCGCGACGCCAACCACGCCATTATCTCGGCCTACGTCGCCAAGACCGGCAGGCCGGAAGCGGAGATCGCCGCCATGATGGACGCCGAGACGTGGGTCACGGCAGATAGGGCCGTAGAGCTCGGCCTCGTCGACCGCGTCATGCAGCCGGATACCGGCCAGAAACCGCTGGCGGCGGATTTTTATTCCGGCATGCTCAGCGAAGACGCGCTCCGGCGCGCGGAAAACTTTTTAAAAGGTCAGGCCGCAGAGCCTGATTTTTTTATGCCCGAACGGGCGCAGGCAGAAGCAAAACTGAAATTTTTAAAACTCAAAGGAGAATTGAAATGACGAAGGAACTTTACAACATCCAGCGCCAGAAGCTCATGGACGAAGCCCAGAAGCTGCTGGACGAAAGCAAGACCGCAGAGGCACAGGCCAAGATGAAAGAAGTCGAGGCCCTCGACGCCAAGTTTGAGGAGGAAGCCAAGATCCAGGCGAACCTCAACGCGCTTGCAGGCCAGAAGGTCGCGGCTCCGGCTGCGGCCGCGCAATCCGTCGACCTGTCCGGCGGCGCCAAGACCCCGGACGTGCTCGACCGGTACGACACCGACGAGTACAAGCGGGCCTTTATGAACTATGTCCTGACCGGCAAGAAGATCCCGGCAGAGCTGACCAACGTGGACGCAAACACCAAGACCTCCGACGTTGGCGCGGCCATCCCGACCACGACGCTGCAGAAGATCTACGAGAAGATCGAAGCGACCGGCATGATCCTGCCGCGCGTGACGCACACGTCCTACAAGGGCGGCGTGACCGTCCCGACCAGCTCGGCCAAGCCGACGGCCTCCTGGGTTGCCGAGGGCGTAGGCTCCGACAAGCAGAAAAAAACGCTCGGCTCCATCACGTTCGCCTACCACAAGCTGCGCTGCGCGATCTCCATGTCGCTTGAGGTCTCCATCGTGACCTATCCGATGTTTGAGTCGCAGTTTGTCGCCAACGTCGCCGAGGCCATGGTCAAGGCCGAGGAACAGGCCATCATAAGCGGCTCCGGCTCTGGCCAGCCGAAGGGCATCACCAAGGAGACCGCGCCGACCGGCCAGAACATCGACATCGCCGCCGCAACGACCGCGCTGGCGTACACCGATCTGGTCAAGGCAGAGGCCGCGCTGCCGCAGGCTTACGACGCAGACGCCGTCTGGTGCATGTCGAAGAAGACCTTCTTCGAGCAGATCGTCGGCATGGTCGACGACAAGAAGCAGCCCGTCGCCCGCGTCAACTATGGACTCAGCGGCAAGCCGGTCTACTCGCTCTTTGGCCGCGAGGTCGTCCTCGTTGGCGACTATCTGCCGTCCTTCGCGGCGAGCGTGACTGCGGACACGATCTTTGCGTTCATTTTCAATTTCAAGGACTACCTCTGGAACGAAAATCTGGGCATGACCTTCCGCAAGTACACCGACAACGCGACCGACGACGAGGTCACCGTCGCGTTGGCACTCGTTGACGGTAAGGCCGTCGACAAGAACAGCCTCGTCACGCTGACCAAGAAGAAGGCCTGACGGCGCGCGGCCAACAGGGAGGGATAACCAATGGCTTTGATCAACGTTGCAAAAACCGCCCTGCGGCTGACCACAACTGCGCTTGACGACGAGCTCGCCGACGAAATTGACGCCTGCCTCCTGCGCCTGCACCTTGCGGGCGCGGAGGGGGCGGACGAAGACCCGCTGGTCAAAGACGCCGTCCGAGCCTTCGTCCGCTGGCAGCATGACTTCTGCGGCCGCGGCGACGAATGGAAAACGTGCTTTGAGGAGCTGCGCGACGCGATGGGCCTGTCCGACGACTATTCGCCGGGCACCGAGGGAGGGGGCGCGTGCTGTGATCTTTGACACCCAGATCACGCTGCGCCTGCTGTCCTACCCCATCGTGAGCGGGCAGACCACCGAAAAGCTCGAACGCGAGACAACCGTCTGGGCCGCCCGCAAGTCCGTCAACCGCGCCGAGTATTACCAGGCCGCGCAAGCCGGCAAGCGCACGGACGCAATTTTCCGCATGCACAGCGCGGAGTACGGCGGCGAGCAGCAGCTCACCTGCGGCTCGGACGTCTTTGACGTCGTCCGCAGTTACGGCGCGGAGACGGAAGAGGTAGAGCTGACCTGCAAACGGAGGGACGGCGCATGATGATCTATGAGGCACTATCAAGCCTGGGCGTACCGGTCTGCCACCCGCCATACAAGGGCGGAGAAGAAACCTACATCACCTATCAGCTGCTCGGCCAGTCCGGTCAGTTCTACGCCGAGGGCGGAGAGGCCGAGACAGGCGTGCAGTACGCCGTTTCCATCTTTGCCGAGGGCTTTGCCGCCGGGCTTTTAAAGCGTGTGAAAGCCGCGCTGGAGGCCGCAGGCTACATTGCTACCGTCGACATGGAGACATACGACAAGGAAACGGGCCGCACGCAGATCGCGCTCATCGCCGAGACGGAGGGAGCAGCCTATGGCTAACATCTCCATCACCGGTGTCGACGAGCTCATGGCCACGCTCCAGAAAGCGAATGTTTTTGATGAGGACATGCAGCAGGAGCTCCTGTACGCCGCCGGGGATATCATCGTTGAGGAACTGCAAAAAATGGTAAAGGCGAGCGGGTTTCAGACCGAGGCATATGCATCCAGCGTGAAATACCGCAAAACCATCAAACGCGACAAAAACGGAGACCCGTACATCTCCATCACCGCAGTCGGCAAAAACGAGCACGGAACGCGCAGGGCGACCGTGCTTTTTGTTTTGAATTACGGCCGCGCGAAGGAGTACGGGCAGATCACAGGAACTTATTTTTGGACAAAGGGCGTCAGGAACGCGCAGAAGCGCGTGAACGCGGAGCTCGAAAAGATCCTTACACAAAAGCTGAAAGAAAGGGGCCTATTATAAATGCCTAGTTTTGACTTACGCGGCATCCGGGCGGGAAAGTATAAAAACACGTCCGGCACCGTGACCCACACAGAGCCGACCGACGTCGGCGACGCCATGAGCGCGCAGCTGGAACTCAAGTTCGCCGAGGGCCGCCTGTACGCGGAATCCAAGCTTGCCGAGTATATCAAGCTTGCCACCGGCGGCACGATCTCGCTGGCCGTAAAGTACCTGAAAAAGAACGCGCAAACCATGTTTTATGGCTGCACGTCCGACGCCAGCAAGGAAAATCTGAAATTCTCGGCCAAGGACATTGCAAACTATGTCGGCATCGGCTTCTACGCGCCGGATAAGATCGACGGCGTGACCAAGTACACCTGCATCTGGGTGCCGAAGGTGCTGTTCGGCCCGCCCTCGATGAGCTATCAGACCAAGGGCGAGAACATCCAGTTCAACACGCCGACCACGACCGGAGAATTCCTCGCGGACGATTCCGCCGACGAGTTGCTGCTCGAGACCGAGACCGTCGACACCGCGGCGGAGGCCGTTGCCTGGATCAAGGGAAAGCTGGGTGAGACCTGATGGAAACGACCAAGCTGAAGACCGTCGACTACGAATTCGAGGGACGGAAGTACCGCCTCGAGTGCAACATGAACGTCATCGCCTACGTGCAGGACGAGTATGACGGGAATCTTCTTCAGGCGCTCGACCGGGTCCGCGGGATCAAGAGCACACTGGCATTTCTGGCCGGTATGCTGACCGACGCGGCAGACTCGCAGGGGATTAAGGACGAAAACGGCCTGCCGCTGGTATTTACGCGGAAGCAGCTGGGCCGAAAGCTCACGATCACGCAGACTGTAGAGGCCGGAAAGCTGATCTATCCGCTGGTCAGGGCCGAAGTATTGAAGAACGCGGGGGCCGAAACGAAACCGCAGGAAGACGAAACGAAACCGCAGGAAGACGAAAAAAACTGACACAGCCGGGGGAACCGAAGCCGAACGGCTTTGATTTCCCCGGCTATCTTGCCATTTGGCTTTTCCGGCTGCACCTGCCGGAGCGGGATTTCTGGAAGACCATGAGCCCACACCGCCTGACGATCCTTCTGGATGCGCTGGAGCCGCAAAAAAAGCCGGAAGAGCCGCAGAGCCTGTCCGCCTACATCAACGGAGGCACGTAATATGCCAAATATCAACACAAGATTTACGCTTTCGGGCGAAAAAGAATACAAACAGGCCATCTCCGAGATCGGCAGCGGTATGAACGTCCTGAACTCGGAGATGCGCAAGGTGCAGTCGGCCTACGCGCAGAACGCCGACAGCGTCGAGGCGCTGAGCGCAAAAAACGACGTGCTCGGGCGCAAAATCTCCACGCAGACCGAAAAGATCGAGTATCTGCGTGCCGCCCTGCAGCAGTCCGCCGAGAAATACGGCGAGGCAGACAAGCGCACCATGCAGTGGCAGACCAGCCTCAACAACGCCGAGGCTGAGCTGAATAATCTCAACAACCAGTTTGACGAGAACAAGCAGAAGATCGCCGACTCCGGCAAGGAGATGGGCAACCTCGGCGACGTGGTGAGCGGCCTGACCTCCAAACTCGGGATTCAGCTGCCAGATGGCATGAAGTCCTCCATGAACGCCATGGGAAGCCTAGATGCGCAGTCGCTGGCGCTGGCGGGCGGCTTCGCTGCCGTCGCGGCGGCGATCGTCAAGGCAGAAAAAGCCATGATCTCCATGACGAAGGAGTCCGCCGCATTTGCCGACAACATCATCACGCTTGCCATGCAGACCGGGCAATCGACACAGCAGCTGCAGGAGTTTTCCTACGCAACCGAGCTGATCGACGTCTCCGTCGATACCCTGCAGGGCAGCCTCCGCAAGCTGACCAACAACATGCAGGACACGATGAACGGCACGGGCAATGCAAAGGCATCCT